CATCAGTTGTTATAAAGTAAGCATTCGTATCAGTTAAATAATGATTAACTGCGAATCCTTCAGGTATAACACCATTGTTTCTGATAGCGTTGATGTCATTGTCAGCACTTCCAGTTCTATACTCGCTCTCTAAGATACGAGTAGCTACAAATTGCAAATCAGTTGGAACGATAAGCTTTCTAGCTCTAGCTGCAATTTTAAGACCTCTTTCATCAGTCCACTTACTGATTTGAATGATGTTGTCTTCTAATGAAGTCTCATTCAAGTCTGCACCTGTGACTGGTCTGTTAGAGTTCTTACCTCCAGAAACTAGAGGGTGACCATCTCCACCTGTTACTCCATCTCCACTTGCTGTAAATAGGTTAACCCCATCTCCAGATTGAAATGCGTTTGTGAACCCGTTATTCAACAAAGCAGCAGCTTTCACTTGTTTTGTGTAAGCCATTGCTCTCGCTAAAGCTTTAGTGTATCTGCCTGAAAGACTTACATATAAGTTATCTTCCATTGCTTCTTCTGTAACACTAAATCCTAAAGCGATTGTTTCGTGTGTATAACGAGCTACAAAAGACTCTTGTGCAGTATCAAATGATATGGATGCACCTTCGTCTTTAACAGGAGCAGCAGCGAAACCTGACAACTTTAGTTCCTCTTCAAATGATCTCTCAGAGTTTTCAGTTGTATAGATTTGCTCGTGCTCGTTCTCGTAGTTATTGTATTCCTCTCCAAACAGGGCATTAAGACCTGGGAGAAGCTGCTTGAGCTCATTCGCTCTTGATATAGCTGCCATAATTTAACTCCTTATCCTATGCCTGTTGTGTTGAGTAATTGATGTCCAACATTGAACATCACCAATACGTCAGTAAAGCTGTCACCAATTTCACTATCTGGACCATCAACAAAGTCAACGATCTTTAAAGGTAGTGTATTAGTAGTAGCTGCTGTACTGCCGTCTACTGCGTTTCTGCTTGTGCCGATTGAAGTGCTACCTGCTGTTTGCACGATAGCAACATTTTTCCCAAGATCATCTTGAGTTAATGCTTCATCTGATTGCATTTGCATTACTAGAAATGGATCAGATGCGACATACGCAACAATATCATCTGCTGCCGTAGAAGCAGGATAAAATTGATTAGGTGTGAATTGACCTGTAGTTGGGTCTGTGTAAGCACATCCTAAGAAAACACCGATAGGTGTAGCAGAAGTAGTACCAGTATCCTTTTGGATAGTAGTATTAGGGTTATCGTCTGCCCACTTTACAAAATCACCATAGAATATTGAAGTTCCAAAGTTGTTTTTAATTTTGTAGTGTGTGATCTTAGCATTGTACGCACAGGACACTAATGAACTTACTGGTCTAGCACCATGAGGTGTAGCTGTTGAAGCCATGTTTATCTCCTTGTATTAAAACAATTACTAATCCAAGATCAAGAATCTCTGCCGAATGTTGTTTTAGATTTTCTTTCAAAAACTTGTTTGGTAGCCATTCTGGAATCTTGGTCTTTAAAATACACATTATCCACAGAATCCATCTGGTTTTGAGCCATGCCCTGAAAGTGCTGGTCTCTAGCTCTCGCTTTATCAGATGGCATCTTGCATAACAGTTGCCCACCTATTTCTATATTTCCTTTCTCTGCCCATTCAGACTTGTAATCCATCATGTGAATTTGTAACTCAGGATGATCTTCCGATCTGCATGGAATCCATCCCTCTCGGAACTTCTTCGATACATTAGGATTATCATTATTACCTAAGAGACTTGTTCTTATCCACCTGAAGACCCAGCCTTCTTGTCGATTAGGACTTGGTAAATTTAGTGGGTTTTCCCAGTCTTGTACATGCTGGGTGACCTCTCGGTCTTCTGCTCCTCTCGGAGTACGCACTTGTTCTAAAGAGTCTTCTATAGATTCTTCGTTTACTTCAGTTTTATTGTCTTCCATTTAGGACTCCTCCAATAATAATTGTTTTGCGTATTGTTCAGGAGTTATACCAAGTTGTCGTGCTAGCTTAACTTGATCCTGATCCAATCGTACTTTGCGAGAATTTTTATTAGACCCGCTTGTTCTCGATGCGGGTGCAACCACATTCTGTGGCTGTCTTTTTTCTTGTGTTGGTGCATCTACTTCTTCCGTTGTAGTTACTCCAAAGAAACTGGGGTATTCTCTACGCATAGCTTTGTCTACTTCTTCATAGTAAAGCTTTGAATCATTTTCAGGTAATACACCTTGATTGCGTAGTCTTCTATCTATTGTCATAGCATAAGAAGTCATTTCTTGATGCTCTGGAACTGTGCTCATAAACCAAGGATTTCTTTGTGACCATGCTTGCATATCAGGGTCTAACTGTTGTGGTTCTTGAACAGGGTTCGCTAATTGTTCTTGTTCTATTTGTTGTGCCAGTTGATTCTGTAGGTTCTGAGAATAAGAAGTAGCGGATTGTTCTGCTAGTGTGGCTCTTGTTAACTCTTCTTGAGCCTCCGCCATTTTTTCTGCATCACCTTCATCATAGGCTGCTTTTAACTTTGCCTGTGCATTTAACTTTGCCCATTGAGCATTGTTAGTAGCCTGTTGATTTAAAACTTGTCCACCTTGATCTACTATAGCTTGCAGTCTTTGGTTTTCCTGCATCAAAGTTTTTAATCTTGTGACGGCTTCTTGTTGCTGACTTTCTATAGATTGTCTTTGTCTTTTCTGTTCTTCTCTTTCGTAAATTAACTGATCTATTCTTTTGCCTGCCCTTTTAGAATAGTTTTTTATTTCTTCGTCTAGAGTTTTTTCATCAACTTCTTCTTCAGGCTGTTCTTCAATAATTTCTTCTTCGCCTGTATCTTCTAGGACTTCTATTGCAACCTCATCTTGTTGATTAGATGTAGGTATCTCTGTTTTAACTCCAAAGAATTTTTCCTCTTCAGATTGTGGAACTAAGTTACCACTACTATCTGGTTGAAACTCTGTAGAAATTTCTGTTTCTATTGTCTGCTCACTCATGCTCTAACTACTCCTGTGGGGTCTTCGACTACTGCTTCCACAGTATCGTCATTGATTAAACGAAACTCTTGACCATACATCTTCATGCGAGTGCCTGAATAAGCACGGAAGACTACCCAATCTTTTTCCTTGCACCAAGGACCGCTAGGGAATCTTCTTTCATCTTTGTAGCAATCTGGACCTAATTTAATGACCATCCCACAAATATTACTAACCTCTTCATCTCTGATTGTTGAATTGGCTTTTAATATTCCGCCCTCTGTTTTTTCATCAGCTACAGGCATTGCTACCAATATTCTATAGCCTGAAGGCTCTGGAAGTTGTTTTTTATTAGACTCTATCTCTTTTGGAGTTAGTTCTTCTTTGTCAGATTTTGCTACTACTTTTTCCATACTTTGCACGACTTATAGGTGTCGAGTTCCTATTGGCGAGTATGCTGTTCTATCCAGTCCAGCATTTCTCGTTCTGCGAGGGCTAATCCCTCGATAATACCTACCATCCTTTTGTAATCAGAAAAGTCTTTTATATTTCCTGTTGCAAGATGATCAGTATGTTCATTCATCAAAGTGCGTAATCTATTTCCTAAATATTCGGAAAGTGATTGCTCATTGATATCATTATTCATTCTTATTGACATCATCGACTATATCTTTAACCATGTCAATACCTGTTCTGTAATCTTGAACTGATTGCTTATTGATATCTATTTCCTTTTCTAGCAGATCGCTAGCAATCCTTGTACCTATTTTAACACCCTCTATAGCCTGCTCACTTTCTATTCTTTCTTTTTCTATCTCAACTTGATCTTGTTGTTTTTGAGCAGCTAATGTAAATCTAGCCTGATCACCCATAGCTTTTCTTTGAACTTCAGCTTGTTTGATATCTAGTTCTCTTTGTTTAGCTAGTATCAATGGGTCTTGCATCTGTTGATTTATTCTTTCTTGTTCTGCTTTCATCATCGCAGTCTGCGATACTCTAGCTGAAGCTTCAGCAACCAGTTCAGATATTCTCTTCTCAATATCTGCTGGTAATGGCTCACCCATAGGTGGTAGTTCAATACCCATTTCTTTTTCAACTTCCTTACGAAACTTCATAGTTAAATGATCAAGTATGTAAGCTGAACCTGCTGCTAATATAGCTGGTGCATTTGGAGATTGACCTACTAGTCTTTGTATCTCTGGATTATCTTGAGCAGATGCCACAGTCTGAATGTGAGCATCGTGATCTTGGAAATCAAAAGCTTTGACTGGTTTACTGTTTATAATATTCTGCACCGCAGATACAGGATCAACAGGAGGTATATCATCATCGTCAGGAACTATATCGTCAACATCCTGAATACCTAATACATCTAGCATTTGTCTGTGTAATTCTTTGAGGTCATACATCTCAGGTGCACTTTGCGATAACTGAAATGCTGCTTGATACTGCATAATCCTTTGAGCCATAGTTGCTGCATTAGGATCGGATACAGGCATAACATCTACACGCTTATCAAAGTCTGTAGCTTTTATTTCTTCTTCTTCGTCAGTCTCATAGGGATAAGACGGATCACCAAAGTCTTTTATTACAGTTACTAATATATCAAACTCTTTACGCATAGAAGCATGAAGTCTTGCTTGCACAGCAGTCATAACCTTCATGTTTCTTTCTAATAAAGCAAGTGTAGTTCCTACAGGTGCTTGCGAGTTCATGTCTGATACTTTCATATCAGAGATACTTGCAAACCTTCTACCTTCTTCAACTATATTTTGCAGAAGTGAGTAGAGAGTACCTGATGGTTCTTTGTATGGTAAAAAAGTAATATTATCTTTGATTGCACCACCAGGTACATCTACATCTCTAAACTCACCAGGCATTATAGGAGTATCATCTCCTTTTATACGCAAACCTCTAGCCTTTAAGCCACCTGGTAAGTTAGATAATGTTCCTGCATCAACTAGTTGTCTTAATAGGCTAGTAGCTGATTTAGCAAGTCCGCCTATCATGTGTATCAAACCAAACCCATAGAATCCTATACCTGGTAGGTATTGATAGTGTACGAAGTGTGATCTTCTTTTCTTTTGAGGATCATCTTCATAATAGTTTCTACGAATACTTAAAATAATTCCTGATGGATAATCTATTGTTACCACATAAGGCAATGCTATACCTGTAGGCATTCCATTAACTTCATCTTCAAAACCTACTAGATCAAGATTAACTTGCATCTCTAATACAGTATGCCTTTGATCATAAGCATCGTTTTGCATCTCGCCAGTTAACTCATCATACTTCTCTTGTACGTCTGAATATGTTCTGCTGCCGTTATTTATTTCTACGTCACGATAGAATCCGTTGACTTGCATTTTACGTATATCATTAAAAGACATACGCATAACGTGAGTTGCTCTATCACAAGTATCTAGATCACTAGCACCATAGTTAACAACTACATCCTCTGAAGGAACAAATATACCGCTAGGTCTTCCTAGGTTAGGGTCGTAATAAACTTTTCTAAATGCTGAACCTGCCAAAGGTAGAGAAAACAATAGCTTCTCTGTTTCTGTTCTGTATTCAGCCATCTCGTGAGTAAGAAGATAATTCATATAGTCTTCTACTCTTTGAGCCTGCTTTTCTTTATCCTCAGTTATTTTTCCAACTATCTTGGTTTTAACTGGACCGCCAGCAGGAAATATCTCAGCAATAGCTTGAGACTGAAATCTAATAACTGCCTCGGATAACATAGGATGAAATACACCACACGCTCCATTCCAAGGCTGAGTTCTTTCTTCTATCTTTAAACCTAGTTGATCTAATCCTTTTGTATAAGTTTCTTCCCATTCCTTTCTAGAGTCTCTGTCCATATTGAATTGAGATACTAGGTCAGAACCCATGCGGTCTAATTCAGACTCATCTATAAAGTCTACAAGGTTACTACCAAACTCTGATTCAGGTTTATCTTCTTGCGGATCAAAGTCTATGACCATACCTCCATCTTCTGTGGAGATAGCTACAGCATCGGGGTTTTCTATTGCAATGTTGATTTCCTCTTCAGGCTCTTGTTCTATCAAGCCATCTATAGGTGTAGCTGGTTTTTCTATAGCCAATATAAACTCCTATCAGTAATAATCTGCTCTGCGATTATGTTGTAAAGGTTCATCCTCTTCATCTGAGTAAAGTGGAACAAATCCTCCCTGTCTAAATCTTAATAAAGCTTGCGTACTGCTATCTACTAAATCGTCATGCTCTGCATTAGGAAACGCTGCAAACTCCTCTATAACTTCTTCACCCCATCGTGTTCTAGGACACCAGACCACACCTGAAGCAAACAAATCTGAAACTGCATTCACCCTAGATATCTTGTCGTTTCCACGACTGGGTGTATATTCTTGAACTGGGATACCCATTTGTCTTAATTCAAATATCAGGGGCATACCAGCAGCCTTGGCTTCAATAATAAAAGCATCAGGCTTAAATTCTTTATACTTCTCCATAGCCATTACCTTTAGCTCTGGAAACTCTAATCTTTCTTTATAGGCATCTAGTAATATCAAGTTAGGTATTACTGAGCCTTCTTCTTTATCCTCTTTGTAGAATACACCCCAAGTAGTGCAAGCTGAGTAGTCTGCTCTTTGAGTCTTTAAAAATGCAGTATCCCAAGATTGTATAATAAAGTCACATTGAGGAGGTTCATTGTACTCCCAATCTTGCCACCACTCTCTTTTCACTAAAGCACCTTCTTCAGCAGTAGGGTCTTGCTGATATTGTGCTGACCACTTAGATGCGGGCAGTTCTGCTCGAAGAGCTTCTAGTTCTTCAAGTTTCCAAAACTCAGACCATAGAGGATTGCCTGAAGGGAGTATAGCGGGTAGTTCTATAACTTCCCATTGGTCTGCTCCGCCTCTTTTTATAGACGCATCAACTACTTGACCCGTTAGGTCTTTTTGATGCCATCTCGTCATAACCACAACTATAGCCCCTTTCGGTTGTAGCCTTTGTCGTGGACCTGAGGTGTACCATTCGTAAGTTCGATTGAAAACATTTATATCTGAGCTCGCACCCTCTTGCTCACTATGCGGATCGTCAATGATTAATAAGTCCGCACCTTTACCTGTTACCGCACCGCCAACACCTATCGCAAAGTATTCCCCTCCCCTGTTGGTGTTCCATCTTCCTGCTGCCTTGCTATCTGCTTGCAAACTGACATCAGGGAATATCTGTTTGTAGTCTTTACTGTTTACGAGGTTTCTAACCTTCCTACCAAATCCTACAGCTAACTCTGCGGTATGGGCAGTCTGAATAATCTTCTTGTCGGGATATCTTCCTAGAAACCACGCAGGTAGAAGATACGATGCAAATTCAGACTTCGTATGTCTAGGGGGCATATTGATGATTAATCTTTTAAGTTCACCATCCGCAACCCTTTGAAAAGCTTCCGCCATAATCTCATGGTGTTTACCATGTATAAAGGCAGACCACATTTCTCCAACAAAGGTGAGGAACTTGGAGCTACATAGTTCCCGAGACTTAGCCTCTTCAAGTTCCTCTAATAGGTTCAGTAGTTCTTCTTTCTCATCTACTGATAAGCTTTGTATCTTACTTAGAACACTACTCATCCAGCTAGTATATAACTAGTTACTAATAAAATACTAAACAAAATACTAGAAAGTAACTGGGAGAGAAGATAACTAGTACCTAGAAACTTACTAGACCAGTTATTAACTAGGTAGTAGTACCTACAGATCATACAACTATGCACCCCTTCACAAAAAATTGCAACATTTTTTTTCGGGTCTAGGAGTCCCAAGACTTTATCTGGGAATAGGGGGGTGGGATACATAAAAACAATGATAGCAAAATGCAAGTTAGTTGGGAATATTTATGATTCTATGTGCAAATCACTATGTATGTATGACACACAAGCATGCGGGTGCAAGGGGGGGTAGGGGTCTGCACAAAAGCCCCTCAGAAATAGGGTGGTATCTCTAGAAATCTAGGACTCGTCCTTC